CAAACGATGGTATCTTTGGTAAGACTGACGACCATGTGCCGTTGTTTTGCCCCTGTATCGTAATGCCGATAACGCCATAGACGCCTCGTGTTCGATAATCTTGGAGCTGGGCGGCAATAGATTCAAAGTCCGACGGCATGACGGTCGAAGGAGGCCCACAGAATGCTACCTTAGCGATGTACTTGGCTTCTTGTGTGTAGTTTGACGGGTCTTCAGCTTCCGATTCGGTTATTCCTTCAGACGGCAAGAGAGATTCAAGTGTCACGCCGTTTTGATACGCCCACTGTGCCGAGGCAAGAGAGTTTGCTCCACCTCCTGGCTCGTAATTGTAGCAGTAGCCGCTTTTCGGGGAGAGATTGATATAGGTACCACCATTATGATTCATGTTCCAGACCGCAATCGACTTAGCTATCCAATTCCAGACACAATCACTTGCAGAACCTTGATTCTTGATAGGGTAGGAGATAAATGACGTTCGAGGTTGCCAAACGGCCGCAGGGAGGTTTATCGGGGCGGCAGGAGCATTAAAATGCTTAGGTCTGTCGGTAGCACCACGTCCAAAGCGTTTTTCAGGCTTGGAAAACAGTTTAAAAAAATTAAGCATAAGTGAGAAGAAGATAAATGATAAGAATAGTCGGGATAATGACGATTAAGCCAGCAATAGCCCGATATTCGGTTTCTTTATTCATATTTTATATTTTATGGTGATAATGACACCGAGAATAGCGGTGATGATTACTCCAAACACAATACGGACAGCCCACTTACGGTCGTCCATAAGTCCTTCCACATCGTCTTTAATAGGTTTTATTGTCGCCCGCAATTCTTCACGTTTGACATAGTTGTCGGTCATTAGTTCCAGTTTAGCATTTATGGTGGCAAATCCAAGAGTCATAGAAGCCTCTAGTCGATTTATTTGCTCCTTCAAAAAGCCAATTTCTTGTTTATTTAGGGATTCCATATCAGTCATTTAAGCATCGGTTTTTTCCTGTTTATCAATAGGAAGTTTCTCAAATAATGACTTTATAGAGTCAAATGTTTGAGCAGGAATATTAGTCTGATAAATGGCTGATAAAATGTTTCTAATCTGTTCTTCGGTTATTTTTTTCATTGACATAATTATACCACATTAATTAGTAAAATCTCCCTCCTGCGCGGTCGCATCTGGGGAATACTGTTGATAGAGGAACGTGCCCGAAGTAAAGTTTGTCCAAAAGTTATTCCAAGCATCTTCTGCAACATTGATACTTTTTGTGTCTATTGGAGCACCATTTTCATCGGAGATACTAAAGTTGATATTAGCTGTCCATTTTCCTTGTGGTGTCTTACTCATAGAAAAACTTGTACAGCTTACTACTTGTGATGTTGCTAATATGATTGGTTTATTGATGTTTAACATATATATATAATTATACGATTGTAAATGTTTTAGTCGTCCCACCTACACGAATGTAGATGTTTGTACCGTTGTACCAAATATCTCCATCGTTTGGCGATGTAGGAGCGGTACCAGAAAGAATCCTGAGTGAGGCTTGTGTAGTAGTTGAAGCGGCCAGGTCTAAGTTTGATGTAGGTGCCGATACATTGATACCAACTTTGCCTCCAGTTGGTGTAGAGGATTGTGTCGTTCCGCCGTATACACCCGTTCCATAAATGAGGTTACCGATATTTAATTGCTGATTACTTGTTGTTGAAGGTAAATCAACATACGCACCAATAACGATATTACTTGAACCTGTTGTTGTATTTCTTCCAGCCCATATACCAAGTGCAGAATTATTACTTCCAGATGATGCAGAATATAAAGTTGCATAACCAACAACTGTATTGCCTGAACCCGTAGTGTTATAAAGTGAGAACGAACCTAGAGCGATGTTATTTGAACCTGACACGTTTGTGAACAAAGAATTAACACCAATCGTAATGTTAGATGCTCCACTAACAATATTGTATCCAGCATTTGTACCTATTCCCTGATTTGATGCCCCAGTTGTGCTATGGGCGAAAACATTACGACCTATGGCAGTGTTATCATCTCCAGTTGTATTCGAATTAAGTGCACCATCATTCAATACCGTATTATTTTTCCCAGTGGTTATAGCTTGAGTAGAGTTATGTCCAATCACAACATTTGACGTACCAGAAAAATTAGAAGCAGATAGAACACCTGAACCTATGCCAATATTTTCATACGTCTTAGCCGCATTTACACTACCTGCACCGATACCGATGTAGATAGAATCATGAATACCTGCCAGACTTAATAGAGCATTTCCATCAACAGTCAGCCCACCTGCTGACGTATTCCAAAGCGCCGCAGTTTGGAAATTATTTGATGAACGATTAATATAATAACCATTAGCTATCATCGTTGCATCTGATGTATTATCTGTATATGTCGTCGTCGTATTATCACTAATTGTCGCAAGATAATACGTCCAGCCCGAATTTGTAGATGGTGATCGGAATATGTTTCGAGCAATAACACTTGGGTCAGTGCTTACTGGAATTCCAGTCAGTGACACTTTCCCATTCGTTGTGTTGTCCGATACCACGACAGCATTTGAAGCAGCATATGTATTTGTCTGTCCTGTCTTCGTAACATACGAAATAAAATAATAATGCGTACCATTGTCGACATTACCTGCACCCGCACCAGCCAAAGCTGCGGTGGCACTTGTTGACGGTGCGGTAACACTATCAAAATTTATCGAACCTCCGTGAACAACTAATTTATCGTTTGGGGTTAATGTGCCGATGCCGACGTTGCCGCTGAAGTAACCGTTACCTGCAAGAGTAATATTTCCCGAAGCATCTAGTGTGGCATTTGCTGAACCACCCAAAGCACTTGTTCCTGCACCAAACGGAATGTAACCTGTTCCAAGAGTAGTAAGTCCTGTACCTCCATGGGCAATATTTATTGTGCCAACATCACCCGAACCAAGCAATGTTGTACCATTAACGGTTTTGATGTTCGTTCCCGAAACAAGAGTCGCCTGGAATGGTGGAGTGGTCCACGCTGTTCCCGTTCCTGTCGATTGGAGGTACATGCCGGAGCTTCCGGTAGATGACAAATCATCGGTATATGTACCAATATTTATGATACCGAGAGAAGAGGTTAAAATATTAACATTCAAATAACCTAAACCATTTGAATAAATCGACCCAGCGTCGGTACTGATAGTCCCTGAAATAGTAGTATTTCCACTACCATCATCGAGAGTGTTGTGTGTTGTATGTAGCTGTCCTGCAAAAAAGGAATTACCCGTAGCAGGGTCTACTGTTGCTTTAGTATTATCTCCATTCAGTGTCGTTGAAGTACCATAGACTTGAATAGCATTGAGGCCGCCCACTGGAGCTGAGCCTCCACCAGTGGCGTTGATTGTAACTATACCAGTCCCACCTATAGGAGAAATTGTGACATTTGTACCAGCAACTATTTGAGTAACACTAGCACCAACATTTTGAGTTAAGAGTCTGTGAGTGACTGGGTCAGCCCACACCTCAACAATAGTTTCACCATCGGCGGACGATACTGCAAGTAAGACTGGTACTGAATTTTCATCTCTGCGAGCGTTTGTTGACATGGTGGATAAGTGAGTTGATTAGTAATTGAATGGGGCGTATAGTATAAGTATGGAATTCATTATGCGAGTCATTGGGGCTTATTTTGTACTAGAAGTCATCGGTTGGCTTGTGAAGGAATAGTGCCTAGCCCTGAATATACACCGCCTTTAACTGCCTGAAGTAGGCCGGGACGACCTTTTGATGCCGCGTCTACTCCAACTTTGACTGCCTTGTTTGATATCGATTTTGCCGCCTTTTTAGCAAGCCAACCACCAAACAGCCCCTCTGCTCCGCCTGCGACTCCTCCCGTTGCACCAAACCCAATGGTAGCACCTACCTGTCCAGCTTTGTGTTGGATAAGCTGATCTAATTTCCCTGGACTATACGGTATACCAGAGTTATCATTCCCATGAATAGCATCTAGTAATTTTTGCATCTTTACGACATCGCTTGCGGGAACATTTTTTATGTTATCAACATTTAGCCTGATAACATTTTGAGCAGGCGAACTTCCAATCGCGGGACGCTTAGCAACATCAATCAAGTCATTTTTCAGTAATAACTCGGACACATCCCTGGATACAGTTTTTCCTGTTGCATCCTCGAGCGTGCGCTTAACACCATTAACGGCGACGTTTTTTAGAGTGTTTCCGAGAACAGACTTTCCCACCATTCCTATTCCCTTAAACATCGGAATGAGTGTAGCGATATTAGCAACATCCCCAATGTCTTGTGCCATTTCAGGATGCGATTGTTGAAAGTCTTTTATTGCTCCAACTACAGCTTTACCCGTATCAGTATCCGCCGCTTTTGCTACTTCTCCCCCTACCCAGTCGGTGGCCTTATGAAGACCACCGAAAGTGGCAGCATTAAGTCCCGAATCAATAAGGTCTCCAACTGCACCAGCTGCCGAACCACCGATGTGTAATAGGTCTGACCACCAGTTTTGTGAACCTGGTTTTCCTGAAAGCTGGTTCCCTATGTCTGCAATAGACGAACCCGCGGTCTTCATTCGGCCAGATAATTCAGAGCCGAGTGATTGGTTAGTAGTTGCAGTATTTTGTCCTGAATCCGTTGGGGTCTGTTCAGATGTAGAGGGGGTCTGTTGGTCACTTGGATTCGTAACGAAACCATTTTTGTATTGCTGATACCTTTCCATAACATCTTTAACGTATTGGGGTGTATTGTATTTAACTACTGTTCCGTTGATATGTGTTTGTCCCACGTGAGTAGTCCAGCTTCCATCAAGCGCCCTTCCTTCACCTGCGTTCCATGCAGCTGCGCTTTGGGCCGCGTTCATGCCACGGTCTTTGAACTGTTTAAGCTTTCCGTACGTTACCGCATTCTGATTTTGTTTTGTCATCGGCGCGTTTTGATCACCAAGAATATCCCCCGCATACTGTTTCCACGTATCTGGTTGAAACTGAAACGCTCCCGTCGAAGTCCCCACGTCACCGACCGCTCCATAGTCCCCGCCACTTTCTTTGTCTCTAATTGCTTTGGCTAGATTTATGACCGTAGTATCAATTCCACCTTGTGTTTGAGGTGTAGGAGACGGTGCTGAAGTCGAGACGGGCGCAGAAATTGTCTGTGCCGTTGTTGGCTCTTGGAAGTTTATTGGGTTCCCTCCATTTGCACCCATTAATTGCTGGTCTTGATTCATATTAGTAGTCGATTGGTAGTGTACCTGCCGCGGTCTGGATAGTTGCTCCTGTGTATCCTCCTGATGTAGCAGATGGAGACGCGCCTGTTTTTAATTGGTCGAGAGTTTTCTGTTTACCAGCGGCAAGATTTTGTATATTGGCGGCGATTGCCTTTTGTGCACCCTGTAATTGGGATGGGGTTGGGTCTGCAGGTAAGTCTACTCCGTATTTTGTGGCTTGCTGTGCAATGGAACTTAACGTCTGTTTATATCCAGCTACCGCAGAGTTGCTGATTAAATTGTTAGCCGCTTTAATTTGGAGTTGAGCAAGTATCGGGCTATCAGATAATTTTGCTTGTTGAGCCAGGTTATTTACATACTGAAAATTGGCATCTATACCCGCCTTATCTGAATTTATAGTTGAAATGTCTCCCTGCAACGAACTGGCTGAATTTGCGTTCTGGTCAATGATGTTTCCTGTAACTGCGGCGCTTTGTGCTCCTGCGGGATTAACTGCTGTGCCCGTTAACTTATTCATTGTCACATACCCATTTTGAGCAAGTGAATTGAGTATGTTACCTGCGGCATTCTGCTGTGCACCTATCTGATTTGATTGGGCCGTATTTGCAAGACCTCCTGCAGTTGCCGCTCCGGACAACTGGTTAGATTGCCCCGACAAACCAAGATTACCTTGCTGTCCTGCCGCACTTATCTGCTGTCCTTGGCCCGAAAGTGCATTAGATACAGCTCCTTGTTTAGCGGCTAGTTCAGTGGCAAATGTCTGTCCAAGTTGAGATGTCCTACCAGAAGCAACATCGGCAGCAACGTTAGGGTTTGATTGAGCCGCCGTCATATACGGATTTGATTGTGCAAACTCGTTGTATTGCTGTTCCGCCTGAGTGACCGCAGGTGTTTGATTCTGGGATATATCTGCCGAAGTTTGAGCACCTCCATAAATATTATTTAGATTCTGACTTGGCTGTGCGGTTGCGACGTTTTGAGCAGAATTTACCGCATTACCAACTGAAGCAAGCGGGGTTGTGTTGGCTTGATTGTTTATGATATTACTAAATGCACCTGCAATCCCTGTGCTGGGGGGATTTGCTGAAGGAGGAGTTGCCTCAGGATTTGCTTGCTTGTTTGCTAGACCTGGAAAATATTTAGTAAGGTCTGATTGCTGCTGAGCCGCAGCGGCCGATGGTGATCCTGGGGTAGTTGCTGTGTTTGTTGTTTTGGTGCTCGCGTTGCCTCCCCATGTTGATGGGTCATTGGCTTTGAAGTTAGCAATTCCTGCCGGAATTGGAGCGTCGTGAGGTGCTTTTTTGGGAGCATAAGATGCGGAGTTAGCCGAATTTTTTAGATTACCAAAAAAACTTCCTGTGGGTTTAGAGCCAATTCCTGTCCAAGGAGTATTTCCTGCTTGAGGTTGAATTCTAAATGATGTGTCGTTTATTCCTTTTACTAAGTTTGGATTCATTGTATCTATAATTATATCATGATTTAATAATGGATTAGGTTCACTATCGAAACTCCTTAACTACTTTGGTACGGGAAAAGATTTGGATTGTTCATATAGACTTCCTCTTCCAAATCTATTGTTACCTGTTTTGTTCCCAGATAATCCTGCATCAAAATTAGCCTATTTTGATACAAATCATCGTAGGCGCGGAACCTCTCTGGGTCTTGAACAATAGTGGTGTAGTATATTGCAAGTGCTCCATAAACCATTGCGTCAACAAAATCTTCTTGTAAAACTGGCATCTGTCCGATGGTATACGTTGTCGACGCGTTTATGTTCGGCGCGTTTAATATTGGGGAGAGTAGCGTAAGACTTGTATCGCTATTAAAGCGCTGTATCTGGTACCAGAGTCCATCACCGAATGGTGGGTCTATTCGTAGGTACAAATTAAGAAATGTAACGTCGGTATTAAGTGGATAGGTTCCTGTAGTGCTCCATGAAGTTGCTGTTCCAGTTACCGCATATCCTCCAACTGCGGCAGTTGTAATATTTCCTGTTGAATAATCTTGAAACGTAAGGTCTGGAACACGCCCTTTGTAGTTAAAAGAGAGCACGTTGTTGGGAGTCGACGGAATGGGCCAGATGCCGACCGTGTTATTCCATACGAAGAAGTACTGGGGAATATCCGAGATATAGGGGAGTGTGTTTATATAATCCCATTCAGTACGCGTTTGGACGGGCTTGGGGGTGAATACCAATTGACCAACAGTGACAGTAACGTCCTTTATTTTTGAGACATTCGCAGGTATCGGATAATCTCGAAGGCCAATCGTAGTTGCGGAAGTTGTCGCTGTATTTTGTAGTCCCGCATTCCATGTCACCGAAGTTGAACCATTTGAAAACTGCGCCATTCGCTGATCACCTGATGAGAAGTTAATGAACTGCTGGCACGTTGGTTGCGTCCATGCGGCGTTTAAAGTTGCTGAGGTTGCTCCTACGGTAAGAGTTGTGGTGAATGTTAACTTTGATGACCCAATAATTGAGATTGCGTAGCTTCTCTCATTATCAAAATACTTTTGGATAAGAAGTCTGTGCTGGTCATTCACTAACTGCTTTGCTACCGCAACAGCTCCAGCCGAGTTGTTATTGGCCAGTGTCGTGAAAGCTCCACCATACGTAGATGGAGAAGTGTTTGCGGTCGTTCCTACTAATGCAGTGAATGTTCTCATGGTGTTATATTTATATTAAGTGATTATGAATAAACCTGATATATGCCAATCTCTTGCCAACTTACCTACTGTTATTGTTATTGAGGAATTACTGACTGATGTCACATCTGCGTAAGCCATGACATCTGAGTCTAACGATGGATTTGGGTACGCAACATATATAATATGATTTTGGCTATTGAAAGCGGTAGTGTTTGGAACTCCATCTAACATAGAACCGTCATTATGGAAGAATGAACCGCAACCCTGAATAATCGGTGATATAGTATTTCCAGTAACAGGGTCTTTGTGTCCCGGTGTGCGGTTCAGAGATAAATTATCAATCGCGCTATTTGGGTTCCACTGATAACTATTTCTACCAATAAGGGCGTTCCCTATTATATTTGCATGGTAATATCTCACCCCACCAACGAGAGGGCCTGCCCCTCCACCATAAAAGGTTATTGACGTAGGATTAAAGTTGACTGGAATTGTATATATCCCCTCAGCATCAAATGTTATAGTTCCATTGATTCTGTTTCCTGGAACAATGTTATTTGAGTTAATCTTCTCACTACTTACGCCGTCATGTGCATGGGGTAGAATCTGAGGAGTACCCGCCTGATACATCGCGGCAGTTCCACCCACCGACATGTTATTCATGGATTGTGCACCAATCTGTTTGGCCACTTCATCCTTTATGAGTTTTTTAATTTGTTCATTCATTTTGGTGGAGTCTTATTTCTCTAAGTGGAATGCGACTAGAGCCCGAAGCGGCACACTTAAATGACACTTTCAGTTGCACCCACTGCCACTGGAATATTTGAGTTACGGACTCATCTGATAGTTGTGTGTTTGTGAACGTGCTTCCGATTTGGACATATGAATCGGAGAGTGATTGTCGTGCATACAGTTTCATCTGGTCACCAGTAACCATCGGCCTGTCGAGCTTAAACTCTATTCGGGCCGCTGTGGATTTTGTAAAGAACGTGCCGACAGGAATGAGGTCGGTCTCAATAACGGGCTCGAAATTCTGCCACAGTGTTGTGTCGTTATAGTCAATACCACCAAGTGCAGCTCCATTGGACCATGCCGAGTAGTAGCTATCCTGACCACTTTCCGAGGGTTCATTGTCAATGAGAAGACCATTTGGGAGAGCGCCTGCTGTTGGTACGAGACCATATGAGTTTTGAGACTCCATTGTGAGACCAGAGGCCTGTTCTCCAAGAAGTGACGGCGATACAACGAGAGAAAATATACCAGCAAGGATATTATTTCCCGAGGTGTCTTGAGCTATTGCTTGGATAAAGAGACGAGCGCGGTGGTACATCATGTCTCCAAACGACCATACTGGATCAATGACTCCCGCAATAAAGTCAGGTAGCTTTGTAAGGATTTGTGCTGAACTTCCGTTAAAGATAAAGACATTCCCTTTCTGCCCAGCAAGCACATAGATAACGTTGAGGACGTTGTATATTCGTTTAATTGGTTCGCCAACAGGAACAGGGGCACTAGAGTTTGTGGAAACGTAATCCCATGTATACATATCCTTTTGTCCCGATATTATCATCGTACTGCGTAAGTCAGTGAGGTCAGTTATCGTATCAGACGGTTGGGCGATAGCGGTTGCCCCATAGTCTACGACGTAAGTTGCGGGAATGCCTGGGTTAAACTTTGTATTTTGATTTTGTGCCAATATACGCCCAAGGAATCTTCCGTTTGCAAAATACAGGTTTCCGTCCACCTTAGATACCCATGCCCTGTAAGGGGCCTGCGATACTGCTGGAACTGGATTAAGAATGTTCACTTGATAGGTTGCTGTAGTAGCATCTTGGTATGCTGACGGACTCAAGAGATTCACTCCAGCTGAATCAAAAGTGAATACAGCAAGCATTTCATTACCAACAGAATCCACAAAGTTATACTGACCACTTGCGTAGAGCCACGGACTCGGTAGCGTGAGACTGGTTGAGCCAATACCATTTGTTCCCCATACGATATTTGTGACAGTAGTATTTTGTATTGGCGGATTATTAGCGGGGAGCATCGACATTGTTATCGTACCTGACCCAGCGTCAACGAGGGAAATAAACTTGTTGTTTACATAATCAGTATACGACGCAGCAACAAAGAAAGTTTTTAATACCGATGTTAAATCAGGTGTCTGCACTAGATAATAGGCTGTACCAGCAACAATTCCCGTAGGGAGGGTCCCTGTTGAAGTAAATGTAACTGCGTTTCCTGCCGCAAAGTTTTGTGAACCAACAAACGAACTTGGGCCATTGACCCTAAACTGGTACATATAAAACGTACTACTTGCCGTCGTTATTGTTATCCCCCCTGACCAACTGACGGAGGTAGAACCGTTAGTAAACACGACACTTCTTTGGTCGGGAGTTATATTGTCAAATTGAACAAAATATGTCCCCGAGGCCCCTTTCCAACTCGAGTTTAAGTTCGCGGAGGTAGCGCCTGAAGCTACCGTTCCAGTAAACGCATACGACTCGGACGAAAAGCTGGAATTCATGCCCAACAACTGAGAAAATACAGAAATAGAGGACGATGTTGACGTGAGATTCCAGTTTCCGCTTATGATACCTGCATCATTTGTTCCGTTGCCACAGAATTCAACCATGGCATCTCCAAATACAACAAGATAGTTATTCCAATACGCAAGGCCGCCTGCTCCGTTTTGAAAACGACCAGCGTCACCAATAAGATTAAACGTGTGGGAATTGACTGCTGATTGTTTCCATACCTGTCCACTATCGTCAAGAATATAAATGAGGCCAGCGGGAGAGACTGCTTGCTGGACAGGATTAGTCATGATTGGCGTACCAATAACTGCTGAGAACAACCAGCCTGTATTATCTCCAATATTCGTACTGTGTGCTCCTGCGTACCAGAAAGTCCCAGACTCTGCAAGAGTGGATAGTTGGCGACGATAGTTTACATACGCAACACCAGGATAATAGCTTGTGTTGACATTTCGGATATTGGAAATACCTGTGTAAGGGGACTGGGCAATGCCATTTTCCCAACCATCTATTACTAGAGTTCCTCCTTCTTGTCGGTATGCCATATATTATGAAACGTGAGAGTCTTGTAATGAGAGATAGTCACACGACACCGTACCTGATGGCGACTTCACCAAGTACCACGGACTACCGTTAGTCGTGCTCTGTAACGTCATCAGATTTCCCGATGTTCCATTAACCGTGAACGTATTGAGTGTCTGCGTTGTGCCTGCGGTAAATTGAATGGTGTGAGGCGGGGTATCACACTTGAAGTCTTGGAACGTATTCGACCCAGATATAATAAACGCTCCTGTACCTGCTCCCGTTAGCCACAGATTGTTGTATGTCTTTCCACCGCCAGCGAACGTCTTTGGTGATGAAGACGCGTTCGTCAGTTTAATCGTTGATGAACCTGAAATAACTGTGCCACTTCCACTCCACACCGTTCCTGTTCCTGTAAGCGTCAAAGTACCCGAACCCATCGTTACTGTTCCTGCATTTGTGAACGACGCAACTGAATGGTTTAGATTATTAAATACCACAGTCCCGTTCGTGTTCGTTAGGGCCCCTGTGTTTGTCATAGCATCTTGTAACGTCCAGGTGCCACCGATTCCGTTAAACGTTATCGCTGACGCCAAAGCAACACCTCCGTTAGTTATCGTCTGGCTTGTAGTAGAGTTGAATGTTATTGCACCAGTGTATGAATTAGTCATACCAGAGGCAAGTGTGAAGTTGCCGCCAATAGTATTCGCTCCACTTCCGCTCCATGTCATACCAGATGCTCCAGTGAATGAACCAGTGATGGTTAAGGAGTAGGTTGATTGTGCAAGAGTACCAATGAATCCGATACATGACACAGTTATTCCTGTGTAATTGGCGCTCATTGTCACCGTTCCACCACCAGAGTTACCATCAAAATAAACAGCTGACGTAATAGAGGATGGTGCAGATGCACCTGGTGAGCCACCTGAAGTAGCTGACCAGTTTGTGGTCGATGACGCGTCCCATGTGCCAGTTCCTCCCACCCAATATCGAGCGCCAACTGAATTATAGGTGATTACAATAAGACCTTGAGAACCTACACCTGCACTATGTCCGGCATTTCCACCTCCAGAACCAGCTCCATAATTACCTCCATATCCATTAGAATTACTACCAGAGTTTCCACCTGCTCCACCTCCACCTGAGCCAACTGAAGTCCATTCAGTTCCATTTCCACCTGGACTTTCACTGCCTGTAGCACCACCCGCACCACCGAAACCAGCATCACCTGAACCACCTGCCCCTCCAGTTGAACCACTACCTGCACTTCCATTGTTACCGTTACCACTTGGACCTGCAGCACCTCCTCCTCCACCTCCAGCAGCTAATCCAGAACCCAATCCACCTGTACCTCCGTTATAGTGAACAGTGCCTTTTCCAACACCTGCCATACCTACTGGAGTACCCGTACTACTTCCATTTCCACCACCACTAGAGCCAACCGAAGCAACAGACAACGATACAGCATTAAAATAAGTATCTCCAACAGAACCTCCTGTAGCTATAGTATATGAAATGGAAGATCCTGGTGTTAAAGTTTGATTTAATATTTTTCCATATCCACCACCACCTCCAGCTGAAGCACCAACACCACCTCCAGCTGAGCCACTTCCTCCAGCACCGATAACCTCAATGGTATTAGAAGCATTATTCCAATCTAATGGAACTGTCCAGTTATTTGTGCCTGTAGTTGTTAGTACAATTTGAGTAGCCATAGTGTTTAGATACTATCAACCAATAAAGCATGTGTAATCGGATCGGCGTATATTGGGACAGTTGTCTCTTGGTCTACGTTAGATACACCCAACAATGCAGGGACTTCGTTTTCATCGCGGGGGGCATTTGTTGAGTTTCTTGTCATTTATTTATAGAAGACAGTTAAGTCTTGAGCGGCTGTAGCGACGACAACATAGAGTCCAGTTGTAAAGTAGATACCTCCTGGGTTTGGCCCCCAAGTAAATGGCTGAGGTGACGCTGGTACCGTAATGGTTGCAATTACTACTCCACTTGTTGAAAGACCGTCATATATGGTAATAACACCTGTGGCAGCTGGAGAGTTAAAACTAATTGAATATAGAGCACCTTCGCCGCCTTTGATAAGTGTGCCTGTTGTGGTACTAGTTATGTTGGTAAACGTTCCACAATTCACTGGCTGTCCGTAGTATGGGGTTGGTTTTCCTAATGTGGTGGTCATTATGTTTTCTTATTATTTATTAAATTCTTATACCTTTGGCTTCCATTGTTTGTATTGTTCGTTGGAGGGTTTTATATTTGTCATTTATAAATCTCTCTCTATTGGCTAACTCCTTTGCTGCTTCTTGGATGACCTCCTCTCGGAGTAAAAAGTCCTTTTCTTTGTAAGCGATTTCAATCTCTCGATTTTTTATTGATGTCTCTTGTGATGCAATTGACGCCGCCGCCTTGTCTGACTTTTGTTTAGTTTCTACCCAGAGCTTTCGAGCTTCAATCAATTTTTCTTGGGTTTCTTGAGCATCTTTTTCTGTAGATGATTTGATGACGTCCAGACTTCTTTTTTCTAAGATATAGTCATTGAAACGTTCCTGAAGTGTTTTCTCAGATTTGGCAAGTAGTTCCTCTCTCTTTTGGATAGCTAGGTCTCTAGAATTAAGTTCTGCAATTGTGCTATTCGAGATACTTTCCCATTCTTCCTCAAAGGGTTTAGAAAGTAACTTTTTCTTTCCCTCAAGCACTCGAACCGAGAAATCTAGCTCATTCTTTTTAGTTATAAGATTATCTATTTCCTCTTGAACAATCTTTGTCGTTTCCTCTCTGAATTTAGTTAGGTTTAACTCTTCTTTGGTGTTTAATTGTCGTAATGAATCCACTCTTTGGGCAAGTTTCATGCCCACGTCTATTTCTTGCCTTTTTTCTGAGGCTTTGACGGCAAACAATTCGTCTTTCTTTAGAAGCCTCATGTATTTATGCTATAACGTTTCCTTGTGTGAGAGACTCATCCTCATTATCTCCTGACTGCCTAGATTTAATTCGTTTCATCGTTTTTGGTTCCTCGACAACCTTGGGAACAACTACGGGCTTTGGTGCAGGTGCTGGTGTAAGCGGTTCCAAACATTTCTGGACCAATACTTCTAAGTTTCCTGGAGTATACGTGACTGCTGCTGCGAATGTTCGAATATTCTCGCTTTTATTCATAGCATCAAGACGATTGTGCTCTTTACTCTGAAAAAACTCACGCTCTGCTAATGTTTTTGCAAACTTCTTTCGAATGTTTTGCAATTCATACGGGGTCACAGACAAGATGACCATAGGGGTCGTCTTCAGTGCAGGGAACGTATATTCTACGCCTCCCCACTTTGCAGTGAAATCACGGTCAGTCCAGTTGGTAAATCGGAATGTACCGTCAAAGTCTGCAGGCAACGTATTGTTAATAGCTTGCTGTGGGTTCATGTTTTTGACCTTTCGGCCGGTTAATGGACTTTTTCAGCCCTAATTAAGGGAGCTAAATCGTGCTCCATAACTTATCCCACCGAAGTGAGACAAGCTAGGAAAACGCTTAGAGCTGCAAGTACACAAGACCATTCTGGGCTGAGGTGAGCGTCTGAAGAGAGATAGCGACCTGAGGAGAAGTAGTAAGTGTTGCGACTGCAAGAGCACCTGTGACTGTGGTCGAAGCGCCAAGCGGATAGTCAACGGACGTAACCGTGTCGATAAGGCATGACGTCGGGCCTTTAGTGACGATAAGACCGTATTGATTGACACCGTTTACTGTGATAGCACCAGATGTACCGTCGTAGGTCGGAGCAGTCGAAGCGGCCAAAGCGTACAACGAAACACCAACGATACCTCCCGTGCGTGTAGTCGGGCTAACAATGACTCCAGCGTACGGATTGAACAAGAGAGAAATCTTGGACGTGTTGTCGAGAGTAACTGCGAGTGGGTCGGACAGATTGAGCGTAATAGCACCTGCGTTGGCGGCTGCCGAATGCGATGCAATTTTCAAAGTCTGGCCAATACCCGTACCAGCGGAAACAACAGCGTAGCCTTCCTGGAACAGGTTTTGCTTAAGAACGGTTGAACCATTGGTAACGATGACTTGGAACGTGCCTGCAGTAGCGGGCACAGCGGTTGTCGGAACAGGGACAGCAAGTTTCTGGAAAGCAGTAATCTCTGCAGGAGCCTGAACGAGGACACCTGACGCGATGGCGACAGCCCCGTTCTGGACAAAAGTAAGAACACGACCATCAGAAGTGTCGAATTTCTGACCGATGTATGTGATGGCCTGGGAATCGAACGTTCCCGTGCCTGTGTTTATGACGCCCGAATTAGCAGGATTTGCTGAATAAGCCTGACCACCTTTATTTGGGCCAAACGGATTCAACGAACTTGATGTTGGGCGACCGGTAATTTTAGACATTTGTAAGTAGTTATTAGTTAGTAATTAAGACGCTGTAGTAACTGCAACCCAACTGGTCGCTCCATCTGAATTTACGTACAAACGTGTAGTGGAACTGGATCCATCCGTTCTTATGTACAGGCTACCCTTCGGAGCGCTATAAGACGGTGCACCAGTACCGGCAGCGAATCCGACATTTAGTGCCTGAAGCGCTGGCTCATACTGTCTTAGGTCTATAGGCATTGTTTATTAAGATTAGGATTATTATACTCCAGCGATACCAGTCAAGACTGCATTCCTAAACGGAGCTGTACAAAGGAGCTGACCGCCGAGAATGATAAATCCATTGATAGTACCCATGTTGTACGGGCGAATCCAACCAGTCCACGTAAACGCATTACCTGGAGCATAGATAGAATCTTCATACACGTTACCCTCGATGTCATGAGCCTTCGGGGAAATCTTCGAACCTTCCCACCAGTTAAGACCATAGAACTTCAAATAATCGAGGTTGAGAAGGTAGAAATTACCGGTGAGAATCTTCTTGTCGCGGAAAACCATCATGCCATCCCAGATAAGATCTGAGTAACCAGATGCTGATGCTTTCTCAGACTTACCAACTTCAAAAGAAGTCATGGTGTTGCGCTGAAATGGCGAGAGCAACTGTTCGAAGTAAGCCCAAGTTGTATAGTCTGTGACAATCATGTCAGGACGAACTGGACCATCGGAAATCGAATTCCAAAGAGTACGAACTTTCAAAAGAGAAATCGTACCAGATGAGGGGGTAACTGTTGCGGATAAACCTGGATAGGTTGCACGTGAAAGGCCACCGTATGAGGCCACATTCGTACCATCGTCAACGATACCAGCAAGACCCATCGGAGCCTTACCAGCCGAAGCTGAACCGTCACCCTGGAAGAAGTTACCAATATCATCGGCGGCATCTTGTGCACGCGATTCCATCGTAACTTTCATGAGGTCGAGAGTTTTTAACGTGCCATTGCCTTCTGCCTTGTTTACAGAGAGGTCGGAACCAGCGAGAGCAATGTTCGTAGCGACAAATGTCGGGTAGAAGAACATGTTAACGGTCGTCGGAATCTGGTTGATAGGAAGAACATCGAATCCATTGAACGGGACCGATGCGACACCCTTCTGGTACTTAACAGGGAAGAGCATCTGTGAACCGCGCCACTTCTCGGTATTCTCAAGAATCTTTCCAAAGAAGAGGTTATCGCGGAGAACCTGGTCGACCCAAGCAGGGGCGAGATACTGGTTCGTAGTTGAGGTAATTGAAACGCCTGGAGGCATAGTAATTTATAATTTAGTGATAATCATTGACCCCTGAGATTGTCCAGGAATCGAGACACTGTCTTAAAGGTGACAGGACCTTTCGGTGATTCTGGGACCGACTGTCCACTATGTGTCATAGTTCGAGATGCTAATTCTTTCTGTCGATCACTCACTTCACGGGGTTTATTTCGTGCATAAAGTTGTGAATACGTATCAAAGGATCTTTCCATGTCGGCATACTCCACAATTTCTCCGTTCTCGTCCTTTGGAGATACCGCTGCAATGAAATCGAGGAATCCATTACGCAAGTCTTTTGACTGCTTGGTTGAGCCTGATAGGTCGACTCCGTATTTCTCTTCAATTGAATCGAAAGCGGAATCTATAGTATCGCTGTTCTCGGCATCTTCACGAGAAAGCATTGCTTCTTGTTCTTGGATTTTCGATAGAGCTGCCTCTTGGGCACGTTCCTCTATTTCCTTAAACTTCTTTTGAAAGACTGAGGTCAATGCTTTTCCATCATCGGTGGTGCCGAACACTTTTACTAGATCAGGGTCTACATCACCCTCATGCTCCTTTTGATACTTCTCTAACTCGGAAAGAACTTTCACTCGCTCATTGAGGGCGATATTCATCTCCTCAATTTCTTTCATCTTTTGTTCTAAACGCCTATAACGTCGAGTCTTGGGCTTTTCTTCCTCGTCTTTGCCAGACGTAGGCTTTTCAGCTTGAGGATTTTCAGCTTTTTCTTTGTCCACTAGGTCTTTGAACACTTCGTCTTCAAGAACTGGACTGTCATTCTTGATGTCTGATAAGAACTTGTCTTTTTCGTTCATGATATTTGTTCCGTACTCCCTTGCGGTTTCCGTACTGATTATCTTTTAATCCAAGCTTTTAATCGGAGCTTTACAACCGCATACACAAAGAACAGAACGCCGCCTATTTCTAGGTAATGCGTCCTATGTGAGGATGGCTCTTTATGTAATTGTTACAATTATACCACCACTTTATGATAAGTGGAACAGTGAGGCCGATATAGGACAATTTATATGCTTGTTGTGTGTTCCTTATCTGTCTCACAAATCCACTTACCATATAGTGACTATTCCCTCGAGCCTCGCTTCTTCTTAAGCAGAGCCTCTTTCTTAGACTTGAGTATATCTTTGAACTTACCTGCTTTCTCTGAAGCGTAGAAAACCTGTTCACCTTTTTCCTTACCGTACTCTTCTTTCATAACATCCTTTATTTTTTTACCTTTTGAGTTAAGTGGCATATTATTTTTTCTTGATTATTAAGGCACTTGCTTTTCGGTCTTCACGCTTCTGGTGTCTTTTAATTGTTTTAATTTCTCCAAAAGTGTGTAAGGAGCCGATTGGTTTTGTTGTTCGATATGATGCTCCGCGTATTTTCTTATCACTATCTTTTTCTGGTGTTATATTTATCATAATGATTTATATGTTATTCGATTCCTTCCGCTTATCTTGCAATGTTTTTCTGAGAGTGTAATTAGAGTAATGCCCGATACGCTCTTTGGTAGGCTCGTTCTTGAGATTCTCTAAAGCATGTTGTTTCAAAACCCTATAACGTGCTTGTGCTCGCGCTTTGTTTTCAAATCGAAGCAATCTACGTTCCATTTTTTCTGGGTCACGAGTCATATACTTATTCTTCTTGTTTATTTACTAATGCTTGTAATTTCCTGTTTCTCTTGTATTTCCACACTCCTTCATCGAATGACGGTGAGTTCTTGCTGTACCGCTGAACAGGTGAATCTGGGTCAATGTTTTTTTTCTCTCCCCATGCCTCTCCTGCCCTGTGCCCACTTCCATTCCCACGATACACCATTCTCCCTGTACGTTTGTATCGACGAATAGACGCAGCAAAACTATACCTACGATGGGTTCCTGAGTCTCTTGCTTTATATCCAACCGCTTTTTTCATATTAGTGAGGTAATGGAACGTTTGATAATGCGGCGCTAGCCGGCACTCCACCAGTAGAACCTGGCGGCTGTGATTCTAATGGTGTACCTCCTTGCCCAGGCTGTGGGGCACCTCCCGTGGCTTGCTGTCCTGCCAGTTGTTGTGCAATCTCGGGCCAATTCATTGACAAATACGCTTGTGGAGCAAGTTTATACACCATAAACTGTCCAGCAGTTTCCTTTGCATTTGGAAAATGTAAACGAGTAAGAAGTGTAAGTGGATCAATGGCCCCCGCTTCCCAGAGAGACAGCGCCTGGTTCATATCCGTTATTTCATCATGTGGCTTCATGCTGTCTGGTGATACAGAAACAATGAGCCGCCCGGTTAGGTCTTGGGCAGATAGTTCTATATATTGCGTGGCTTGCAACTGTCCCATGATTGAGGCTACATGCGGTACATCGTAATAGACGTAATATTCTTGAACCCACCAGTTAAATACATTCTTGGCAAACTGTTCAAGAGCATCACCAATGCCACCTCCAATACGGGAATTATCGTACTGATGCTTTAGTATCATACCCCTGGCTGTTTCATTCTGGTCTTGACCTGATGCAGTTATTCCTTCGGTCCCGAATATAGAACGCAGGTTCTCTATGTTATTTTCGAGGTCTCGGAAAAAGTCTGATGGAAGTGAAGGAGCTGGTATATCAACTACCGCTTCTCGAATAGGGCCACCAGCAGGTACAAGCGCGGGGTGTCCTTTGGTCTTAGCGACTGCAAATTGCTTGGCGGTTTCCTGATTAAAGTTATTAGACGACAGGATAGTTGAATTGTTTGCACGTGAAATGTTGTAGTCAATCTGTTCAACACGACGTGATATGAGCCTCTGGTTTGGAATGTTCTGCTCAATAAGCGAAGTGACATCATGAGGCTGATTACCGAACGAGAACACGGATAGGAATGTGTACGGCTTCTTAGGAACCCCAAAATGGTTGTGCCCTTTGACTGTCTCGGTCTCTCCACCTATTCCCACTTCATCTCGGTCATAATTGAAGTGTGGATTCTTGTGCTTATCAAGTATCTTATTCTTGTAGGTATAAAAGCAGAAATTATCGTCCCACCATTCGGTATAAGTAACATCGGTACCCATCTTGCCATCAACCATAACAGTGATGAACCCTTTATGATTCGGGAACATCTCAACTAACCGATTTGCGGTAACGGTAATACGTTCGCCAAGAATTCCAATAAAGTCTCCGTACATATCAACATATCCAGTTGGGTCGAATATGAAATTCTTGACGTCACGGACTTCACACTTTATATCCTCAATTTTTTCGTTCCACCCATGTTTAATGACGCCTAAATAGTCAATTGTCCAGTTGCGGGTTACTAATTCCATCTTACGACGAAGAACAAGTGCATCAGCATGATACTGAAGCATGGTCTTTACTGCGTCGGATATAGCGTTCCCTTGTGGTGAATTGTCTGCCCATACAACAGGCTCAGGGTTGCGAGAAAGAGCGGCGGGTAGGAATGTCTCAACTGCCTCAAAAATGAAGTTTCCCGCAACTGGTGAGTCTGAAGTGGTTGCGGTACCTTCTTTCTGGCGTCCGAGGTAGTACTGCATGGACGCCTGTTGTTTCAGACGAATTTTAGATTCGTAAGTGGCGTATCGTGACTCATACTTCTTAGCAAGAAGGATAAGCTCTTCGTCACTTTGTTCAATAGAAAATGAGTCTATCTTCTCTCCGATTATACCCTCAGCTTGAGAGGATGCGGACATAGATATATTTTTGTTTATCTTTGATGAGATAAGGTTTTGTACACCATCGATATTCATCTGAAACGCGTCTTTAGCCATATTTATGAGCCTAATGCTCTGACGTTACGGGGGTCTCCCATGCTTCCTCCCTCTGATAATGATTTCTTTTGTATTTTAGTGAACGTATGTTTCTTACTCTCAAGTAATCTCCTTTTTCTATCCTGTTTTTGTTTATTCATATAAAAATAGAACGCCGCCCCAGTGGGCTAGCGTTCCTGTGTAAGGTTACGTACGTTAATTATACCACCAGATTATCTACATACGCAAATGCGTGTGGATGTCAATAACCCGGATAACACCATCTGCATCGAGGTGAACTTCAAAACTTCCTCCCTTAGTGTTAAACACCCCCGCTCGCAACAGGGTATTTATGAGATGACGATTCTTTACAAACTCTACATAGAGTTTAGCTTCTTCATCTGATAGGTATACGGTATTCTGGTTCATATATCTAAATGTAATCCACGGGTATTATCAATTGGTATTTCGTCCCATACGTCACCTCCAATTATCTGGGCCATTGTTTCTTGGAACTTCTCCAGCCCTACACGAGCATAAATTGAACACATAACAAAGTGGTCGGGTCCAGAACGTTCCCACTTAAAGCCCTTAGTCTTATCTATCTGTCCTGATTCGTCTTTCTCCCATGTGCGATAGATATTGAGCCAGTGAATAATATATTCCTGCCAGTCGCTTTCTGATCCGTTAAATGTCACGCGTTTATCCGTCATTTCATCTATAAACCACTGAATATATCTATTACGGTCTACTACAACTTTTCCATACTCAACACCATCACCCCAAGTTGCAAGCTCCATAGTCTTCTGATTGGCCCTAAACCATACGAGGAACACGCGGCCTGGATATTTAGCCTGTAGGTTTCTAATACCTATGAGGTCTCCACCTTGGTCTGCCATTATAATTGAATTAGGGAATCGACGTAGGAGCCCTTCCAATTCAAGGTATGGGTCTCTCCCCGATAGTGGGTCTGAGCACTTACCATAGAAGAAATATCCCTGCTTATTGGCGAGAACATAGTGAATGGGGAGACCTGTATCTACGCCGATGATTATTCTGTCTTCCTGTGTATTTACTTTATCGCTTAAACACTTAATGATAATAGACGCGTTCACTTTGTTACCTGAGCCTGTATAGGGGAGTCCTGCTACGAAGTTGGAGAAATACTCTGGCGTCTTGGTACGTTTGTATTCAGTGATGTTGTGGGCGTTAAACATTGGGTTAATCCATAAAGGAATCCAATAGCCTGACCATGCACCCTTTGCGGTAGCAATCCATTCTCCCATACGCCTTTCCTCGTCGGTTATTTCAGCCAGGCACTTGGGGCAAACGAACTGCTCTTTGGTGTAATCTATACATGCTTCATCTAGTACATAATTAGCTCCACACTTATGGGTGATGTGCCACTTCTTCTTGTCAGATAGTCTCCAATACTTGTCTATACCAAAGTCGGGAATGGTAGGGTTCGAAAAAAACGCCTTACGTGGATTAGTTGAGTGCTGCAGGCGTGAGTCGTATTGTTCAACTATCTCAGGCTTACATCGGTCTAGTTCATCGACAATGAGCTTTTTAGCTGTAATCATCAATGCCGCTCTCTCGGTCCAACTTCCTCGATAATAGATAGTAGCTTTGCCAACGCGTTTTTGTTCAATTGAGTCCTTATCTTTCGTCCATGTTTGGAGGATAGGATTGTTATCAATAATCCTATTAGTCTTTCCGCCCGAAAACTGTTTAACGTCATCAGCCGTGGGCAATACGTATATCGTGTCTTGGTTCTCGTTGTATGCTTCATGAAGTGATTTGAGTATCTCGTAAGTAGTGAACCCTATCTGAGCGGCTTTGATTGCCATAATGAAAGGGGAACGGTCTGCGTATATATCAAATAGGAATCTGTGTGTCTTGAAGTCAATTGGGTCACCACGCTCTGTTTTGATGGCGTTCTCAAGGATGAAAGCATGCAGCGATCCTTGTGCTAATAGACTCATAGGTCTTTCTTTAACTTCTTCTCAAACTCATCTATGACAGCTTTGTGTTTGGGGTCAAGTACGATTGATTCACCCGCTGAAGTTATGTCTGTTTTATTCTCAGGGTTACCTTCTCCCATCTTCCATATAAGTTCTTTAGGCAATCCATCCATAAAATCTTCTCTTTCTTCGTCAGACATACATGATAAATACTCTCGGACATAATCCTTTAATGTCTTGCCTTTGGGCCGTCCTTTAGGATTTCCACTTTGTCCTTTCTGCCAAAGGTGTTTCTTGTTTTCAGACTGTTTATCAGATTCCATATTACAACATTATTCCTTATGTTTGTCTTTAGTTAACTCTTTACGAATGAAGCATTTCTCGCATATCCAACCTACAGCTTGTTCATACCGTATGATTGGTATATCTGTTGGGTATACTTTCTTACATTTTACGCACTCATAAGTGACAATCATTTTGGTAAGTTTTTTCTAATTTCTTTGGCACATTTACTACACAGTAGACTTTGAGAAGTAACAGGTTCATATATTGTAGGAACTACGAAAGAGCGTTTTCGAATTATGAATCTTCTTTTGCGGCAGGCTTCACACTTGGATAAAAACTTCATCGAGGTTGCATTCTTAGGTTCATTGCTTTAATTTCTTCTTTAATTTCCGCGGGAATGGTAATAACTCCTTTGGTAGTAAGTATAATACCAGCTATGGAGATTGCGTTGGTTATCGCGGATTTTATTACTATTGCAGGGTCAATTATACCATCTATTCTCAATTGATGTCCATCTGTACCGAGAATATGGGAGGGTTCATTCAATGCTGTAGCGAGTATTTTGGCTCCAATCGTGTCTGTGAGTGACCTTGAGGCTACTTCTAGAGATTGGCCTGACCCAGTGACTACCCCTTCTTGAAGTGCCCAATATGAGGCGTGTGTTGCGTCCTTTGACTTCTTAATCTTCCATGAAAGTTCTGAGTCACTGTGTGCTCCGACCTTTAAGACAGCGACCTTTGTATTGAGCCACGACGCACGAACTAGTTGTTGGTCGTCCTTTAGTCCGGCAATCTTTAAGGTTTCAATATAGTCCTTTACGTCTTTTATACCCATGACGCGTGTCTCTTCTTTTGAACAAACTAATTTCTCACAAGTTCCTAAGTGTTCAGCTTTCAAAGTTGAGAAAGTCTTACCTATTCGACTATCCACAGGTTGTGCACCGGTTATCTTAGAAAAATCCTCATATAACCAATCTTTCCACAAAATAGGAGCTTTTATGATAAGAAACTTCATTGGTATCTTATCATTAGGCAAATCCCCATTCAGTGTTTGTACAGTATTTTTAGCGAGCGTGGAAGCTACCATAAGCTCAATGTCCTCACAGTATATGACAAGTTCATTTATACTCTGAGCACGTAACTCTTTTATGACTGGTAATATCTGCTTTACATCAGTTATTTTATCTTTAGTAATCAGAATCCTGGGATTCTTGAGTATGCACTTACCGTCTTCGGTCTGCCAATATCCTCCGAACCAACCTGACCTAATTCGTATTCCCTCAATAACTTCATAATAAGTGTCAGGAAGAGTTGAAGGTTCAATCTCAACAATGCCGTCACGACCAATCTCTTTGTAGGCATCTCCGATTATCTTGCCAAGTTCTGGTGATTCAGACGCAGTCGTCGCTATTGAATGAACATCACTCGGTTCAATTGGCTTCGTCTGATCGTCAATCGATTTAATTAGCACTGGCAAACAGTCATCCAGTTGTCGCTTAAGTTCAAGTGGTGTTATTTGGTCTGTTACTTTAATTCCTTCATTTAGAATTGAAGTGGTGAGTATAATAGTAGTCTTGCGTCCGTCACCTGCTTCTTTGTCTTGTCTCTCACATGCTTCATTCAAGATATTTGCGCCTATTTGCTCGATTGGATCAGCAAGCAAAATACAATTAGATATAAGTTTGCCGTCATTGCTTACACGGTGTCCAGGGGATTGATTTTCCTCAATTACCACATTACTACCGTTTGGTCCGTAAGTTGGTTTAATAACGTTACACACCTTATTAACTCCCCCAATAAGTTTGAGCAATGACTGTTCGTAATTAGCTATATTGTCTATTTTCATATTTTTTGGTATTCAATATCATACTCTGGCATATATGGTTTCAGTGCCATACGAAGATGTGAGTTAAGATAAATGTCGTTTGGCGTGTTATTTCTAAAAAATTCTGTCTTTCCACACTTGTAACAATACTCCTCTAAACCATCTGGCCACTGCCTAAGTATAAGCCAGTCATGGAGCCACAAACCATTACCGCATTTACTCTGTTCCCACATGGTATATTCCCAATATAAAGTCTTCGTGCATCCGTACGACATAGTGCTTCTTTCCTTCAAATTCTGGTGTCTCAAAGAAACCATGAGGCCGGAAGAAAATAATGTCTCCTGTTTTTATTCTAGGATTAATAACTCCTCCCGCCACAGATAGCACCTTAGCGGCTTCTACAAATTTCTTATCATCAGAAGAAAGACCAGTATCTAAAGAAATGGGTTCAACTTCGACATAATTACTGAAAGGTGAAAACATATTAAGAGAGGTCGATGTCATCGACAGGATTATTAGGATTTATAAATTCAACTTTCTTTGACCTAAAGTTTTTCAATTTCGTTTGAACTTCTCTTTTGTATGCCAATATATTTAATATAGACAGCAGTATACCAATAACAATACCAATTATTAAATAGAGGAAATTCATATAAATATTTCTTTTAGGTGAGACGCAAACAGATCAGTATCACACCAAATATCTATCCCTTTCTCTTCAGCCTTTTTGCAGAAGGTAACATCTTCTCCAAAATAGACCACGTGCTTTTCATCTAACCACTTAGTCTCAAACCACGGTTCAGGTATCTTTTCAAGTGCTCGCCTATGTATCAAAAGAAAACCTGTTGCAATGATACTTACTTTTTGCAAACCAGTGTTTCTTTGTACTCTCGGCGAACCATCAAGCGTCTTTCCAATTGCGTGCAATAGAAACGCGCTCGTACCAATTATAATGCCACCAGATTTATCATTTGTAACTAAGTTATATACACCGCCAATTATGTCTTTTTTATGTCGCATGAGTGCTTTTATATCACCCAAGTTAGGTACAGTGTCACTATCAATAAATAGCAAATATTTTCTTCGGGTTTTTAGGAACTCTCTAACACAAATATTCCGATTATCATCTATGAGAGGCCCTTGAACCATATTTACACTAGCGCCCAGTGCTGACCATTTTATCAACTTCATGACAAGTGAAACAGTCAGCTTTCCGTTCTGTGGCACTGGTATAGCAATAAACACATCTTTTAATGGTTTGATAAACATAGACGGTAAAATCATTTTGCTAATTCATTCTGTATTGGTGACAAAGTTCCTTTATCACGTCGGTCAATAGGTATCAATTGCGTGATGGTAGTAAAACCAGTCTTACCTGATGGAACATATTGAGGATAAGCCATCAATACCACTTCATATTTCTGACACAAAGCATCATACTCTTTTATAAAACTATCCACCCTTTCGTTAGGGTTTTTTTGGTTATTCATACCAGAATTATATCAAACATAAAAGCCCCTGCATAGGGGCCTTTTATAGAAGACGTTATCTATTTTATTGTACTTATTGCGAGAGCAATGATGATTAGAATTATAATACCTGCGCTGATCATAACCTTGTCCATGGTGTCTATTGTCATGTTATTGTATTTTTTTAATTGCGATAATCATACTATTAAGATTTAACTTGTTTGAGCAATTAGCCCAATCGGTTGCAAGGTTGTTGCTCTTGAACATAATAGCTTGAGCAAGCTCACCTGAAGCCTTGTCATCAAGAGCGATGAGGATAGCTTCTTTACCTGTGATAGTCTTTCCAAATAAAGTCTTCTCGTAATAGATAACTGTGGACTTTTTGAACTGAAGGGTTCCATACGACATTGCTTTGTCATCGTTCTTACCCTCAATCTTTGGGTCATAGGTGACGAGACCGTAAGTTTCCTTGTATCCAGCACTCTCACACGCTCGCACTTGCTCAACGACTGACTTCTGCAAGCTGTCTATCTTCGCTGCGTAAGTTGAAGACGAGATGTCGTTGGTAATCGTGACCGTCTTTGTTTCGATGATGGGATGGGTGTAGTGATACCAGACTCCGCTAATAACGAACACGGCGACGACGATGGTGGTAATAATAAATCCCGCAAGCGTGTGGTCTTTCTTAAACTCACCTTGGTTGTTTCTAATCATTTGTTTTTGTTTACTTGTTAATCGTGGGTATGCTTATATGATAGCCTACCCGTGAGCTATATGTCAAAGGGCTATATGTGGATAAACTGGGGACGCTAATAGTTATACGGCTGTGTTAAGCTATAAAAATGAAAATACATACATGCTATTCCTGTGGTCTTTATTCGAAGACGCGGCCGCTCGACCGTGAGATTTGTGGACAATGTTATAAGCAATACCAGCACGAGTATGAGAGAATGAAAGCAGAATATTCTACTGCAAAGTTTTGGGCCCGTGGAGTAATAGTGATAGACGGGGAGGAGCTTACAAGAAAATATATCTGGAAATAGTTTTCCTGAGTTATCAATACCTATCCCCTCAAGACCTAATGAAATCGTATGATACAATTCCGCTATGACTAAAAAGCAATTTTTTGCGGTGCTGAAGCGGATAGCAAACTGGAGAGCAAAATCCAAAACCTCTCCTTGTCGCTGTGCCGATTGTTTCGTAACTATATAGTTTTCTCTTTAATTTTCGCCCTCTTCTTTCTCTGATACTCACGATTATATTTTCGGTGCTCTTCTCTGTGTTTTTTACGCCATTCTGCATTCCATTTAGCTTTATATTTCTTGACGCGTTCTGTTACCATAGTATTGAAATTATTGATAATGATTTTATGCCGTAGCGTTGTTCTCGTTTATTTGTTGGCTTCATAAAATGCTTTTGCAAATCCTTTAGGAGTAATAGACCTGCGGATTTGAACAGGTTTCATTTTTCCGTCTTGTTTATAATCTTCCGGTATTGGTGGTAAGGGGCGAGTATTATTTCGGGATTGTATAATTTCTTTAGCGTTTAGTTTTATTGGTTTCTTTTTTGGCTCATTAAAATTACCCCAAATGAATGTCTGTTTTGAGTGTCTATCTCCAAAATCGTATGGGTGAAACTTAAAAGGTGGTTTACCCATAAAGCGTTGTAGGTGTCCAGCTGGGTTTTCCATAGCCCAAAACTTCAAACCAAATCGGTTATCAAATTGGCTTTCCCAAATTATTCTCAAACAAGCACGGACTATCTCCATAGCTCCACGAAAATCTCTTGGTGTTTTTGCAGTAGTTCGAGCACGAGAGAACATAGTGCAAGGCGGAGCTGCCAATATACCATAGACATCTTTAGGTGGCTTGTAAGTTAAAACATCGTATTCCGGTAGTGTAATAACACTCACATCATAACCATTATCTTTATAAAACTTACTCCACGCCCCTGTTCCCCCACACAAATCAAGTATTATTTTTTCTTTATTCATACTAGAAGTATATACCTATGTGATTAGGTTGTCAAGGGATACCTATTGAGTTATCCACTTTTGGGCGTGAGGTTGCTGTTGCAAACAAATGGAGATGAAGGGATAATACACTCATGCAAATACCGTTGAACATTTTTAATAATTTTATTGCCAGCAATGGTATGCCTATGCCTTCAACGAGGCACGCAGTAGGCATACCATTTTTGGTTGTAAACATATGAAAGAAAAAACAATATCCGCAGAGGAGTTTGTAGAGTTACGTGCGCGTATAGATGGGCTGGTGAGTAAATTACCATTACCAAAAAACTATGGCCAGCCCACAGATTGAAAACGGGTACACAAAAATAGCCAATGAGTTGCTCGAAGCAATGTCTCGGGTTCATTGCTTTGGATTTTCTAATGGCCAAATAATGTGGGCAATCATAAGAAAAACCTATGGATGGAACAAAAAATCTGACAATATTTCAATCAGCCAGATCGTTGAAATGACCGGTCTCTCCAAAAGAATGGTCATATATTCTCTTCAGGACCTTGAGGCAAAGAAAATATTATTCATCATAAGAAGCACTAAAAATGGGGAAAAACAGACAAATAACATAAGATTAAACAAGGATTATGAGGCCTGGGTAGTGCAAAACTCCGCAGAACAGGTAAAAAAGAATAGGGATAGAGCCAAAGTTAGTAGTGCAAAGCTCCGTAGTAGTGCAAAACTACGTGAAAATGATGTACGTAGTTTTGCACATACAAAAGAAACTAATACAAAAGAAATACTTCCTGCGATGCAGGAAGACCTATCACTTAATAAGAAAACTATGAAAAAAAACACAATGGGAAAGTACCGCGAGGATATGCCAACCGACTCTTACGAGACCGTGATTGATTCTGACAGCGGGGAGGTCGTGGTCGAAACCAAAGTAAACCTCAATAAGAAATACGACGAGCTTCTCAAGTGGGCAGAGGCCCGGCGTGCAGGAGGATTTACCTTCACGAATAAAGCAAAACAATACAAAGCATTTTCTATCATGAGGATGGCTGGCATCCAGATGGCAGAGATTAAAAACCGCTGGGCCGAAATGGAGACAGACAAGTTTTGGTTAGATAAAGGTTTTGATTTCATGAACGTGTGTGATTCGTTTAACAAAAAAAGATAACTCACATGCTTCACGAACTAAACGAAAAAGATTTGAGTGCAGTCATCTATCCAACACAAAAAGACGACACGGTTAACATTGCGAAGTACCTCAAAGAAATTGAGCGCGAGATACAAAAGACCCACAAGGAACTTGATAACTCTCTCCAGCTATCACGCCTTGAATCAATGTTGCGAAATTATAATGGGGAAGACCGACTAGTCTCATCATTTGATTTGGCTGAAAAGATAAAACTTGCTCCGCCCGAACGAAAGATTATCACGAACATCGGAAGACTTGATGATATTTTGGGAGGCTTTAGAAATAAACAACTCATCGTAATTGCCGCCCCGACGAAGAATGGCAAAACATCTTTTTGTATTGATCTTACGAGTCGTATGAAAGAATACAACCCGACATGGCTCCCCTTTGAGGAACCTGCCGAGGAGCTAATACAAAAATTTCTTGACCGAAACGAACAGCCCCCGTTCTTCTACACTCCTGAGAGGATGACCGGAAATACATTGTTGTGGATGGAAAAGAAAATAATCGAGGCGAAGGTAAAGTACGGTTCAGAAATAATCTTTATTGACCATCTACACTTCATTGTTTCGTTCTCATCAGAGAGACCCGACCTTGTTATCGGGCAGACCATGCGCGACCTCAAAAAGATTGCTAAGCAGTGGAATGTCATTATCTTTCTCATTGCCCATCTCAAAAAGACACAACTCGTTTCTGCTCCAAGCCTTGAAGATTTGCGTGACTCGTCATTCATTGCTCAAGAGGCCGACACCGTCATTATGCTTTGGAGAAAGACAAACAAAGAAGCGGGCGAATATATTATTACTGACGAAACCATTGTTTCGGTTCAAGCAAACCGAAGGACAGGAAAGACGGGAAATATTACTCTCAAGTTTAAGGACGGAAAGTTTCTTGAGGTCGACGAACATCACGAGGACAATGTCCGCAGATTAGCAAGTAAGAAAACAGACGACGACTGGGAAGGAGCATCATCATGGGGGAAATAAATAAAACAATTCAGGAAGCGAAGACCGAAGACCTTGAGTGGAAGATCAACATGCTTGAGGCGGCGTCAATCTGTCTTCGTATGTATCTCAAGACTAAATACCAGCCACTGTTTGAGATTTATGAAAAACTAATGGTCGAGGCACGGTACTGGGGTTCCAGATAGTTATTAACAGTTTTTCCACACCCCCCCCTGTTGACATAACTAACAGGTAGGCTATACTGCCTCACAGGTAAGGTATGCTCTTCGACAGGTCGGCAACAAAGACGAACGATAAATGACATTCTGGTTTCGACTGGAATGCTCGCTCAAGTTCAGTATGTTGCCGGTCTATCAAAGAGCATACGATTGAAAACAACATAGGTTTAATTAACTAAAACACAATGAAATTATCAATCACATTAAGCGAGGGGATGAATCACATTACGAGAGATTTTGATTTTACGTACGATCAACTTATTAACTTCGCGGCAAACGACGCCATCGAGGATATGTCAGATACCCTCGGAAACAGTATGCATGAAGACAAGATGGACCATAATAATAACCCATTAAATAAACAATATGACACACCCGAATTGTGACCATTCATGTACAAGTGACTGCCGATACGAAGGCTGTGGATGTCTGTGCGGTGAGTATCACGACAGTATGACTAAAGACGAGTTGATAGAGGCTCTCCAAGATGACCTAAGAGATGTTCAGATAGATACAGTTAAAACGCTTTTAAGATTTCATGTTCAAGGTATTGAGGCTTACAAACTTGCAGCGACTATTGTGGACGCTATCGTTCCGACTGTAAAGAAGTTTGAGGTTGAACAGGAAGCGAAACGCTTAACGGTTCACAATGACTAATGTACTGTACTTCATTCTCATCATCGTTGGAGCGATTATGTTTATCAATTACTTAAATAAATAACATGAAAACTATAAACATCAAGGGAAAGGATTACGTTCCCGTTGTGGAACGTGTGAAAGAGGCACACGTGCAAGACAAGGAAGTTTCAATCACCTGTGAAGTCATTAAAGAGACTGACGACTCCATCGCCATGAAGGCAACAGTTATTTTCAAAGGCAAGACGTTCACCGGGCACTCTGCCGCAAGTAAGAAGACTGGAGTGATGAAGGACGTCGCTCTTGAGGTGGCTGAGACTTCGGCGATTGGAAGGGCGCTTGGATTCGCTAACATCGGTCTGCTCGACGGCATTGCCTCTGCAGATGAAATGCGTAAAATTAAAAAAACACCTTCACTCCCCGAAGACGTATTATCAGACTTACCATTCTAAACATGAACCCGAACAAAGTATTTGCAATCTTCAAAGCGAAGGAAAAGAAAAACGAAAAGTCCCCCGACTACAATATCTCAATGAAGGTTGGAGATAAGTACGAAAACATCGGCGGGTGTTGGATAAAGGAAGGAAAATCAGGGAAGTTCTTCTCGTGTAAATTGAATGGGCCATATCAGCAAAGAAAAGGTTACGAGATTACAGAAAGTAAAAGCGTAATGTCTCAGGCAATCACTCCCGAAAACTATCCCCAGAGCATTGACCCTAACGAAATACCCTTCTAACATGGACAACGTTAAACGCATCGCAACAAGGCTTCGAGAAAACGGATACATCACAAACCCGCATCAAGCGGCGGAAGATAAAGGCATACTTGCAGGAGAGTTTGCGTTTGTCATGGGGCAACTTGAAGAGATACTCAACAAGAAGCCAGAAAAGTGGAACGATATGCGCCCAAAATACAAAAGTGATACCGCCTGTGAGCATGCGTGGGAGAGTACTGAGGATGGGATAAATGAGAACGGATTACGCCTACGTGAGAAGTCAATAAAAAGCATGATGTCGGCGTTAGGGACAATCGTGCGCTTAAACAGCGATGAGTCACATAATCTTTCATAATCATGTTATCTAGATCTGGATTCAAGCGTGGGATAGTCACACAAGCCTCAAAAAGGCCCCTAGGACGCGCGAAACTGCGGAAACAAGGGAAAGCACCTATTAGTAAAGTTCAGAGGCACCTGTGGGCAATTATCAAGGAAGTCGTACGGAAGAGACACCCTCCATATTGCTACACCTGTGGGGCTGGTCCGCTTGTAGGTTCTAATTGTCAGACAGGGCATGTGCCGTGGCCAAAGTCTGTCCTGGGGGCGTTCTTGAAGTATGATTTTCGGGTACTGCGTATTCAATGTTTCAATTGTAACATCCGTCGAGGTGGAATGGGTGCAGAAGCATACAAACGAATGCTTGAGGAAATCGGTCCAGAGAAAATGGCGCAGTTAGAAAAAGATAGACAAGTGAGTGTAAACGCATATGAACATTTTACAAAACTACTGGAAGAATATAAAAAACTCAATGAACAAATCAAACCGATTAACAATTAACGAAGTGGCCTCAATGGGAGGTAAGGCAAGTCATAAAAAAAACCCACGAACCAAACAATTCTTTTCTGAAATAGGAAAGAAGGGTGCTGCAAATAGATGGGGGCATAAAATCAAACCCCATGGAACAAGCATACAAGACTTATAAGGCAAAGATTATTTAACAACAATAAAAAAAGATATGAACAAAATATCACTACGCAACGGAGACTGGTCGTTCATCCCGACCAACGAGAAGATTATTGGAGAGACTATTAAGCATGACGGCACGTTCACGTTTGCCGAAGGAGAGGCGACAGGACACTTTCATAAGCTTATGGTCAAAAATAAAGACGATATGACGTTCAAGAAAATGCCAGATGGTTCATATCTTGTCGTTCTGAAGTCCGAAGGAATTGCTACTCACCCTGAACATTCTCTCAAGAGGCATCTTACTATTCCTCCAGGTACGTATAAACTTACACAGAGGCGCGAGAAGGATTGGTTCCAATTAATAACGCGAAAAGTTCTAGACTAACATGCCTACACGAATAGAAAAACTCACGCAGAAGCAAAAAGATGCTATGCCTGCATATAGAGATATGTGGATTGCAAAAGGATTACAGACTGGCGAGACTGATTGGGATACCTTTGATAAGTACATGCCGATTTGCTATGAAAAGGCTGGCATCTCTTATCCGAAACGCGTTGTTAGGGTAATGTCACCAATGGTCGGGGCGTTTGCAGCAGCGATAGCTGAAGGGATATTGCGAAAAAGGGACAACGCAATTGGCGACGAAGTTATCGGCGAAGTTCGCAACGCAGTTGGCAACGCAGTTAGCAACTCAGTTGGCGTCGCAGTTAGAGGCGCAGTTGGCGTCGCAGTTGGCGGCGCAGTTGGAGACGCAGTTAGCGGCGCAGTTAACGGCGCAGTTAGAGGCGCAGTTGGCGTCGCAGTTGGCGGCGCAGTTGTAGACGCAGTTGGAGACGCAGTTGGCGGCGCAGTTAACGGCGCAGTTGGAGGCGCAGTTAGCGGCGCAGTTGGCGTCGCAGTTAGAGGCGCAGTTGGCGTCGCAGTTGTAGACGCAGTTAGAGGCGCAGTTAGAGGCGCAGTTGGCGGCGCAGTTGGAGACGCAGTTGGAGACGCAGTTCGCAACGCAGTTGGCGTCGCAGTTGGAGACGCAGTTAGAGGCGCAGTTAACGGCGCAGTTAGCGTCGCAGTTCGCAACGCAGTTAGCGGCGCAGTTGGAGACGCAGTTGGTAACCTAATAAAAGCCGGTGTACCAATATCAGAGCATTACTGGTTTGGTGGTCAGTTTTGGGTTGGAGGTTGGTATTGGGGTGTCTCATTTGTAAACTTTTTCTTTGACGTCTGTGGATTAAAGTTCGAAAAAGACATCATGGAACGAGCACTTGCTTATCGTAAGGTATGTGAATCGGTAAATTACATATGGCCAAACCGAGACTTCGTCATGGTGTGTGCTCGACCAACAAAGATTTCGAGGAATGTTTTAGGCCAACTTCATTGCGAAAATGGCATGGCTATTCAATACCCTGATGGTTGGGGTCTTTATCTTCTTAACGGTGTGAGGTTCGATGAGACACTCTACAAAAAAGTGATTGACCCATCATGGCCATTCTCAGAACGCATGAAGATCGTAGATATTGACCAGAGAACACAAGCTATTAACCCGAAGTTCTGCGATATAGACGCATTCATCAAAGAGGCAAAAGGTGAATTGCTCGATGAGCGTACTAAATACGATATCGACGCAAATCCTGGCAACTATAAGCTCTATAAGTTCCCCAGAGGACCTATATTCACCGAAGACGCATACTATTGCTATTTTGACTGTCCTTCGACTGGTAAGAAGCACTTAGAGGGCGTAGAAGTCGCCAAGACAGTGGCGGAGGCAATGGCATGGGCAGAGGATATTACCGTGCAAGACTGGGAGAATCGAATACCCCTCGTTCATGAAAATTAAATATGAATATATGAAATATAAACTAACATCAAAATCAATCACTCAATGGTCAGGCAAAGTTTTATTCCAAATAGAAGCAACTGTTTCTTTTGGTTTAATTAACAAAGGGGAACTTGGTGGTTATGTAGAAAAGGAAAGCAATCTTAGTCAAGATGATGACGCTTGGGTCTATGGTAACGCTCGGGTCTATGGTAACGCTCAGGTCTATGGTAACGCTCGGGTCTATGGTAACGCTCGGGTCTATGGTAACGCTCAGGTCTCTGGTGACGCTCAGGTCTCTGGTGACGCTTGGGTCTATGGTAACGCTTGGGTCTCTGGTGACGCTTGGGTCTCTGGTGACGCTTGGGTCTCTGGTAACGCTCAGGTCTATGGTGACGCTTGGGTCTCTGGTGACGCTTGGGTCTCTGGTGACGCTCAGGTCTCTGGTGACGCTCAGGTCTCTGGTAACGCTTGGGTCTGTCTAAAATCCTCATTTACTAAGGGCTGGTTCATTGGTGGAGGTGATTCAGGGAAGATTACAGATATTACAGAAAAGACTGGCTCAACTTATTGGAAGAATCAATACGTACTTGGAGACTATGAGATTACTCCGATAGAGGATGAGAATAAAAAGGAGGAAGAATCTCTCTCAGGTCAGGAGGTTACTGTGACGGTAGCAGGTAAGATGTATAAGGCAGTAATTAAATGAATATATGAAAGTAAAATAATTATGTTCAGGGGATGATTGTTACAATACGATAGAACCAGAGTTTGATACTGTAATAAAACCAGATAGAACACCTCATCCTCTATCCTTAAAATGAAACGCATTAATTCAAAACCTAAACCAGTCGTCCGCCCTATCTTCCTTGAAATGATAAAGGAACAAGGGCAATGTCTGGGACCAAAGAGCAGACCGTGGTTCTGTGAATGTTATCGGGGTTATTGCTCCCTTTCTTGTATGGTATAATTAAGTCGTATTAACTAACATATATTTATGTTCACCAAAGCAAATATTTTGTCACTCGCGCATACGTTTATTGCTACGTTCATTACCGCCTTTGCCGCTATCATCGTCGCCATTCCAACTGATTCATTCTTCTCTCCGCAGACATGGACAGGTGCGGCAATCGCAGGTATTCTCATTTCAGCCGTTCGTTCAGGAGTAAAGTCAATCTCTGGTACCTTCTTACGGCAGTCGTAGTGTCATACTATATCTGTCTCTCACCATACAAAAAAGGGGCACTAGCCCCCCATTTGTGTGCGTTATTTGTCGGCAATACCCACCGACAAATAAGTATACAACGAAATGACCGCCTAAAAGCGGTCTATCGTCCCTTGTTGCAGGTTCAGTAATGATAACACGAAAAGGCGGCAATGAGCCGCGTTTTTCGGTTTTTGCGTCAACGCATAAGGCGATGCGCGCGCCCAACCCTGCAACGAAGGTGGACAAGAGAGTAGACGACGGTGGTATGGAAATATTACAGTGGTCTAAAAAGCCGTCCTGGAGGGGGCGGCTATGATGGTATCTCTGACGGAGGCAGACGTAAGGTCATGGCACGTATTGCATACCGATAGCCTCCGAGGATTTTAGTTTCGGAAATAAATGCTGGTTGCTTAATGTAGTGAGTTGCTTCACCTTGAGCGTTCCACGCGATTGGCTCAACCCAAATGATGTCGGTTGGTCGAACGCGGCCGTGACTGACTACATACACGGAGTGTTTCATACAATCTTTTCACAAGTAAAACGATAGTTAGTTGGTAACCACTTTTCGTTCATAATTGCGCAAATGGTTTCGGGACTAAAGTTGGAGAACAATATGTGCCACGCATTGTGTTGAGTTTGAGGCACAACAGAAATGTTATCGGGGGTATTGCTCCCTTTCTTGCTCTGCGGTTGTCGATGATGTCGACTTTCTCCCCTACGGATTTTGATGCACCGATAGGATGTTCTGAAACGACGTTGTGACCGAGACAGTTTTGGTTTCATATCAATTCCTTCCATCTCCGTAGCATCCTTCGTTCATCCCCCAGTCGGAGAGATGGTCGTAGGGTGGCGGGGGGTGTTTTTCAAACATTGGTTGTTGGTTGACCGACGGGTATGGTGGAACGACAAACATATCGCTGAAGCGCCACAAACTAAAGCAGGTGACGTCGCAGTAAACATGTCCATTCCCTGGGCGATACTGAGTGAGCTTGGTTATCTCCTTGTTGCAATACCGACAGAATGAAACAGTCATATATTTCCTTTCTATTTATTTGATTTACCGAGGACAGCATTCTGCTTTTAACAAAATGCTTGATTCGATAAACCACGATTCAAAGAGCTATCTCTGGTACTTAATTATACCATACTCCATCAAACAATTTTATCAAATGTGGATAAACAAAAAACGACATTTCTGTCGTCTCTCGCCCTCGATCGGTGCGCGTTTTATGAAAAAAGTTTGCTGAACCGACGTTGGTGACCAGTACGACGATAACTCCAGTATGATTCTCATCAAACCAAAATGTCGCCTACAGCATTATACCATAAACACAGGGGCCGCACGGGGATATGGGTCCCAGATGCGGCATGTGTATAAGAGTCCGGTCGAGTTCATTTCGACTGAACTGTAAATATTATATACCCGACGGCTTCATTGCGCCATAGATGAACGGTTGCCAGTCCTCGGTAAGATATTGCTGACCGTTATTCCCGATTGATGTGCCCCATGAGTTGTCTACAACTAATACTTTTTGTCCATTTACCAGTCCAAAGTCGGTGACCGTTAGGCGGTGATACCAAGCGGACGGATCGGGAGAGAGCGGGGCAAACGATGGTATCTTTGGTAAGACTGACGACCATGTGCCGTTGTTTTGCCCCTGTATCGTAATGCCGATAACGCCATAGACGCCTCGTGTTCGATAATCTTGGAGCTGGGCGGCAATAGATTCAAA